GGGCCCCCGCCCACAAGGTTAGGGGGCCCACATCACGTGAATAGCGTGGAGAGTCCAAACAGAGGAAACTGTGTACCTCCGTCTGACTCTCTTTCATCGAAAGGATGCATGATCCATGCCATACTACGCCAATTCGAAGATTCGGAAGGTTCCATCCTTCCGCGTCTCCACTGGTTCGGCCCCAACCCAGGGGTTGATGCCGGTGGAACGAACTGACGATCTGAGTTGGAGAACCCGAGTACCCAGTGATGGGATTACCCGAGTCATTCCAACGAAGACTGCAGAACCATATTCTTGGTTCATCGAGCTCCAGGAGTTCCGCAAGCGACAGCTTGTGAACGCCGGTGAGTTCGACTCCTCCAAATTTCGGGAGGATGCAGGCCATGTGTGGACCAAGGAAGCTTGGTCATTGGAAAAGCCGGGATTGAGTTTCACAACTCGTTCCAGCTCTACCACCACACAGCTTGGAGAGTGTTGGCCCAGCTGGTTTATTTCCTCTGACAGTACTTCAAGTACTGCCATGAACATTCCAGTATCGACTCTCGAGTCGTGGGCTGCCCTCCAGTATGGCAGAATGGCGCCTGGTGTTTCAGAGTTCTCTCTGTCAGCTTTCTTGGGCGAACTGCGCGAAGGTCTTCCTCGCGCCCTACCGGACCTCTTGAAAAAGAGGGCCGACATCGCCCGAGCTGCTGGCTCGGATTACCTGAACGTCGAGTTCGGTTGGAAGCCGCTCCTCGACGATTTGCAGAGCTTGGCCTTGAGTCTCCTCGAGGCCTCTTACGGTCTGTTCAGACCGTTTGGTGCAAATCACCGGCGCAGGGAGGACCTACCCATCGAGTCGTTTTCACGATTTGACGGGTCCGGCACGCTCTCCGGCTACTACGGCTCCAGCTCCCCGATTTCACATGGGGAACATAAAGCTGAGGGTAACGGAGCGTTTGGCGGTCTATCGATTACTGGACAATGGAGCACGGTTCGCCGTACTTCCATCATCCGGTCGATAGAAGGTGAGTTTGTCTATATACCCAAGGCAGGTTTCGACCCGTCCAAGTATATGGACAGGTTGGAGACTCTCGTTTCTCTCGAGATTACTCCAGCCGTCCTTTGGCAACTCTCTCCCTGGTCATGGATGGTTGACTGGTTCGCCGACATAGGCGGTGCCATCTCATCCATGGAGGCTGCGGTTTCCAACCGCGTCCTCAGTACGTACTGCTACGCAATGGAGACGACCGAGGTTTCGGTCGATAACTCCGTTGCGTCTCTCCGTCACATTAATTCTGCGACGGTGAGCTATACTGGTCCTAAGATTTGGACCGGTACGCAGCGCTATGTGCGCAAGCGGCGAGTACGTGCTAATCCTTTCGGATTCGAGGGTACCAGTAACTCTCGCCCCACAGGCGAGAAGGCTGCTATCCTTGCAGCATTGGGGCTCACAAGGCTCTGATTGCTCAAAACACAGTGAAAACCAACACCACCGCCCCGGACGGGGCAGAATAGGAGAACCGGTGCTTGCCGATCCTCAGTCCGTTACCATTTCTGGTACGGCCACTTCTCTTCCTCGAATCGAAGAGCGTGCGGAAACGCACGTCTACTCGAATCGCGATGCGAAGGTCGATCTCTTTGTTACCCAGCGTCTGGGTAAGGATGGGATCAATCGCGCGTCGATCACCCTTGTTCAGACCGTTACGGTTGTGGATGCTCTCACGGGTCTTTCCCGCTATGAGCGCCCTGCCGTCACGGTTACCCTCGCTACCCCTACCGGGGTCGCGCTGGCACCTGTTGAGGCTCTCTATGACGCGCTTACCACGCATCTCGAGGCTTCGACCAAGGCCAACCTGAAGAAGATCCAGGCTGGTGAGAAGTGACCGCTGTTGAGGCGCTCATGATCGTTGGGATCGCTTTTCTGATGTGTATCAGTATCAGCGCTTTCGCGATCATTGCGAATCGTCAGCGGTAGAGGAAGCAAGTTACCGGCTGGAAGCACTACCCCCTGAAAAGGAGGAGGCTTGAAAAGCCTGGTAACTCTCCATCTGGCAGTCCTGCAGGACGCAGGACTACTTTGCGCTACTCACGTGCAACGAGACGAGCAAACTCTACTCTCTCGTTGGGAACACGAAGGTGATAGCTTCCTAACTATCACCCTGCCAACCCTTGCGAAGGCCCTTGAGAAAGGTCTCGCTGATGGGCAATGGCCGCGCCATTCAGTGACCGGTTTCGATCACTGGAGAGGGCTCCCCCGTTTTCTCGGAGGTTTCCTCGCGCGTGTGTTCTCTCAGGATGGGAAACTATTGGATGACCCAGACGTAAACTCGATCTGGGCAGTCCGTCAGATATGCAACCTGACGGGCAAACTCGAGAGGGACTGTACCCCCGAAAGGGTTCAGGCAGCTTTCTCGCAGTTCATCCAAACTGATGTGGAACTCGCAGAACACTTCTTGAAGGGCATCGCCCCAGAGAAGTGGTCCACCTTTAACCGGTGGACACTCTACTTGTTCGGGGATCTTTTTGACAAGCTCGAGACCTTGGTCGCCGAGTTCGCCTTGATCCCCCGTCACGGTCCTGGTGCCGTCGCCGAGAAGCTCTCGCATCTCGAACGATGGGACTTCGAGTACTGGACAGAGAGATTGGAAGAGGTTTTCCCTCACTCCTTCTATGCCCAGAATGTCCATCGGACTACTCGCCGTGAGCACACGACCCCCTCGGACGAAATACCCGTCAGGGTTATTTCCGTCCCAAAAACACAGAAGACTCCACGAATCATCGCGATCGAGCCCTCCACTGTGCAGTTCGCACAGCAGGGTCTCAAGCGTGAGATATACGCGGGAGTTGAGGAGTCCTGGCTTGCCAGGATCCTCGGATTCACTGATCAGACTAGGAACCAAGATCTTGCCCGTGAGGGTTCGATCTCTGGTGACCTTGCCACGCTCGACTTGAGTGAGGCATCTGACCGAGTGCATGCCGAAGTAGCTGAGGAGCTATTCCGGTATCATCCACATCTGCGTGACTTCGTCATGGCGACGAGGTCAACCAGGGCGAACGTGAATGGTGAGGTTTTCCGCCTCGCCAAGTTCGCCTCGATGGGGTCGGCCCTTACATTCCCTGTTGAAGCGATGATCTTTACGATCATCTCCGCGATGGGTGTGTGGGGCTCAGAATTCCCTGCTCGCCGGGTCCTACCCGGCAAGCTGAGCGTCTACGGGGACGACATCATTGTCCCAGTGGAGGCAGTAGACCGCGTGATTGATAACCTGGAGTCTTTCGGCTTCAAGGTCAATCAGCACAAGAGTTTCTGGACTGGAAAGTTCAGAGAGTCTTGCGGAACCGAGTTTTACGATGGCACAGATGTGTCTGTCGTTCGGCTCCGGGCGGAGGTTCCTACCTCTCGTGGTGATGCAGCCCTCATCAATCGCTTTGTCGACTTCCGCAACCGTTGCTATCGCAGCGGCCTGTGGAGGACCGTCAAGGCCTCCGACGAGCAGATCGACAAGATCATGAACATCCCTAGCAGGTTGTTCAGCGAGTCGGATGAGTCCGTATCCGTCATGGCAAAGGATTCTGTTCTACGCCCAAAGTGGAGAGGTCGGTGGAATGCCGACTATCACACCTGGGAGGAACGGTTCCCCCGTGCGGTCCCCCAAACAGTGTCTTACACTGTGGATGGGGAATCCGGACTGTTGAAGTGGTTCCTTGAGAATCATGACCGTACTGATCGGTACCAGACCGATCGGTATGAGGGTCAAGAACGTGCCCATACGTTCCGAATCAAATGGGTTGGGATCCCCGCGCTTGCCAAAGCGTGAGGATTGAGACTTTTGTCTCTGCGGGCGGGTTAGCTGATCGCTAACCTGTGG